TTGTGAAAAGTCTGAACAAACTCGACGAACGGATTTTCCGTCTCAGCCATTCTCTTCAATTTCCTTAATCAAAGCGTCCATCTGGTCGCGCCACTCATAGAGCATGCTTGGGAGAATCGAAAAGTAGGTGTCCTGGGCAAGGTCGTCACTGAGGTGCATTGAGACCCTGCCCGTGGCCTTCGAGTAATACAGATCACCGACCTGCGTCGTGAACTCAGGCAGCTTCATCGTTCGAGTCCTCCCCGACCTCGGCATCATGTATCTCAACTAAGCGTTGCGCTTCTTCGGCCTGCATCAGCCGACGCACGGCCTGGTAGCTGGTCGGGATTCGCCACTCGTCAGAGATCTTGGCCGCGATGTCGCGCAACGAATGACCGGACGACCACTCTTCCCGAATCTGTTGCAACGCGGGCTCACGCTGGCCGAGCTCCACGACGTTGCGATCTCCGTCGAGATAACAGCCCCAAGGCACCTTGCCGCCAATGTATCCACCAGCCGCCTTCTTCGCCATCCGACCAGCGATCATGCGCTCGCGAATGTTACGACGCTCGTGGGTTGTGAAGACGGCCATCACTTCGAGCAGCAACGTGCCCGTGAGATTGCTCGGTTCGGTGACCACACCGTGCCCATTAATAATGAGCGTCACACCGATCTGCTTGAATCGATGCACCATGTTGAGACAGTCGCGGGCGTCACGACTGAACCGATCAAGACCGGAACAGAGAATGACGTCCCCTTCCTTGAACTCAACCTTCGACACCGCCGGACGCTCCAGAAATTCCATAGCACCCGACACGCCGGGATCACGCAACCAGACATCCACATCATCGATGTCGTTGGCATGCGCGAGACCGAGAATGCGCTTGGGCTGCGTAATACGGAACGAGGTGTTGTCTTCCTGGTTGTCCGTGCTGACACGTATGTATCCGTAAACAGTCATGACGCCCTCCTCAATGTGCCATTGGGATACTTCATCGCTCCCGCAAGTTTGTCGTAATCCTCAAGCGTCAAGACTCGGTGCAAATCCACCACCGCTGCCTCGGCGTCAAGGTCGTACTTATGCTGGATCTCCAGCAAAACATTTCGTAACAGTTTCATCTCTTCCTCTCAGTGCAGCGTCACCGACCCGCTTTGAGTCCGACGCTGAATTGTGTTGGCGACGAGGTTCGTAAGTTCCTCGTCGGTGAAATAAGCAAAAACCAAAATCGCAAGGGCGGTCATCTCAAGAGGTGCTAAGTCTTCAAGAGCCGCCGTCACGATTTGGAAGTCGAGGGTCAAGCGACCATCTCTACTTCGAGCGGGCCATTGACGGCTCGCTCCGCGCGTTCCTGATACGCTTGGGGTACGCCGTAAGTTTCGGCGGCGTCGTCGATATAGGCCTGTACCGCTGCGAGAATGGCGGGTTCGATTCGGTGGTAATACTCGTCAACCGATTCGCCTTCTAAAATGTCGGCTTCCTCGGCCACCGCTGCCGCGTCCTCGTACAGAATGCCAAGCGGATCTCGGAAACGGCGTGATTCAGCCGGAAGGCTGTTCCAAAGTTCCTCGTCGCTCCTAAGTGCCTCGGCAACCGCGCAGTAACGGTCCAACCTTTCACTTATTTCTTCGGGGGTTTTTCCTGCTTGTTGTCTAAGTCCCATGAATCTTTCCTCTCATGTAGTTACGTTTTACAACAGATACAGTGTACTAAAAGGTAACATCAGTAACAATCACTCGAGATAAGATTTTTTCAAATTTTTTTCGTGTGCATCGGACCTTACTGCCACTCCCCCCGCCTCTGCAAATCGATGGGGGGCCTTCCTGGAATCCACCGAAAAACGTTTATCGACCAAAACGCCTGAAAGCCACGTAAACACTGGCCTGTAGCCCTATCGATGGGTAGCTCTGTTACCGCTCTGTAGTGAAGTAACAGGCCAAAACGCGCTTCCAGGCTGCATGCGGTCTCAGGACAGCCTGGTTCGGCGCTGTCCCGCGCACTTTCGGGCTCTCCAAGCGATGTGTCGGAGAGCGGTTCAGAGGGCTTCTGTGACGTCCTGAGTGACGTCGAAGCGAAGGCTAAGCAGATGCCCTACTACCCAAGGCTGAACGCCTACAAGTGTCGCCTCGTGCCTTATAGCGTCACTGTCTGGCATCTCGTCCCGACTAAGGCACCAGGCCCATGCCGCATCGATGCGATAGGACTGCTCCAAGTCACTCATCCTCGATACCGTCGTCGGGAATGACCACATGTTCTATTGCCGGAATGTCCCTCATCACGTCACGCATTGCCTTGACGTGCTGATCACCGATTGATACTTGCACTAGAGGCGCCCGATGTTCGCTCCACTGCTCTGGATTGATCCGTGCCGCAATCCACCGCCGAGTATCGATGCGAAGCTTCGAGACTTGGGCATCCGCCGCATCACCCGTTTCATCAGCAATATCGATAGTCTCTTCGGCCAGAATGTCGGCGTACCTTTTCCTCGTCGCGGTATAGCGATCCTTTCGACCAGGCGAATCTTCAAGCCAGCCATAGAACGCACGACGTCCCACCTGGTAACGCTTGATAACCTTGCTGGTGCTCATGCCGCTCAAGAGTTCGTCAAAGATCCGGTCTTCTCCGACCTTCTCCAGCATCGCTTTTTGGGCTCGGATGATCGGTTGGCCTGCCATCAGAAATCCTCCAAATCTAAGCCGAGTTCCTTCAGCACCTCGGCGGCTTCCATCGCATCTCGCTCAGGACTTCCAACGAGGTCGCGTGGATTCTCATAACGACGCTTCGAGTACCTCTGAGGGATCTTCTTTGTTTTCGGTAAGGCCTTCGCCTTCGGCTTTGGGAAAGCCTCGCCAGCGAGTCTCTCCTCGCTTTTCCAGCGGTAGTCACAAGACAAGCAGCGACGGGTGCGATGCACCACGAGCCCATCGACCCTGGACTCCAGCACTTGAGACTTGCCTTCGCACTTCACGCATTTCATCTCAACGTAGTCTTCATCTCATGTGCGATCAGCCATTCGAGAAAGACCTTGCACTTGCGCAAGTCCTCCAGATGGTTCTTTTGTTCGTATCTCCAGGCGTATTTCAGGACCGACCCTTTCAGGTAGCCGCCAAATGCCTCTCGACTCATCGAGGCTTCGATGGCATCGATGCATTCGACCGAATCGGTTGTCTTGAGGTAATGCGAAGGTGCTGTAACTGGATCACTCATACCCCACACATCCCGTCGCACTCATCCATAAAGCTAAACGTTGCTTGGCCCTCTGCCGGATCGGCTAGGTCAGCATCACGTAGGGGTGTAAGGGTCCGATGAATGTACAGCTGTTGGGATGTCCCTCGCACACCTTCTCGCACGGCTTCATCCACCATGCAGGCATCTTCCCAAGATTCAGGGTCACTGCTCTTCATCTCCCGCCATGTCGCATTGTCATGATAGGGACAGAAGGTGCATGCTGATTTGCTAGGCAACTGGTTGTACCCATGATCTTGCATCCACTCCAAGCATTGCAGCCGAGTCATATGCTTCTCAATCAGGGGCCATCGATGACGTTGCCATGCTTCTCTTGGTTCTTTCATGCGTTGCATTTCATCCCAAGAGATACCGATCCACTGTTCAGCAAGGATCTTCACCTTCCCTGCCTCATCTTTAGGTGCTCGTTGCCTAGGCTTTAGACCTACCAGATCCCTAACCTTCTTGTTGATAGGTTGGATCTTGTATTCATTGGTACATTGCCGCCGAAGCATGCCTTCACGCTGTCCTAGTTCAGAGGTCGTGTAGAAGGGAGACCCAGCGAAGCGTCCTACAAAAGAACCATCTTCGTTTGCGGTCGTGGATTCCAAGATGGACTCACGTAAAGAACCTTTGGTTACCTTGTGCACAGGGAAAGGCAACTGCGTTTCCAACCAACTCAACCATTCGTAGACACGGGTAGGCTCCGCCTGAGTATCAGCAAAAATTGCACAGTCAGGCATGGGTGTAATCTCACCATGTGCTGCCATCAACGCCATCGTTGAAGACTGCACGCCAGCACCCAACGAGAGAACGGTCAACTGAGAATCACTCATTCACGTTCCTCGTGGTATCGCAGCATCGTTCTGATCGTCCACCAAAGCTCACTGTCACTGCTCTTCCCCTTCATAAAGTTCACTCTCTTAGCGACCAGACGCACGTTCTTAAGGGTGTACGCACCTTCTGGATCGATACGGTCGATGGTCACGTTGAACCGACCTTCAGGGCCAGAATCGGCCTCATAGGTCATCTGAATTCCAGACAAAGCACATCGCCCCTGCTGACTCGACCACAGTTCGTAGATGCTCTCTGGCGTTAAGTCCCAGACGACCCCCTCTCTGATTCGGATTCGTCGCAGGTTCTCGTAGGTTCGTCCGAGGTAGCTCTCTGGCGTTTTGATACGACGCCTTGACTGATCACCCGCAAGACAAGCGCGACACACACGGCGATACCGTGGGCCAGCCTTAGTGAAAGCGGTAAGCGGTAGCTCTTGCTTACACAGGTCACAGAATCGCAGCACATCCTCACTCAAAGATTCACCCTTTTCCGTACTTCTTCGATCCAGTTCTCGGCAGGCATGAGAGCGATACGTTCGAGTGCATGTTCGACTGGATCGCCAGCCATCCATTCGAGGGGTACGACACACGTCCAAGGTGTTCGGTCAAACCGATAGGCAAGCGTGGGTACGAGGTCACATTGTTTGGCAGAGCGACAAGCCTGGGTCCACCAATCCATTCGGTACACGTTACCTTTTGCATATCGTTTAATTTCCACAGCGATACCAGGTAGTCCGACCAGGTCAGCACCACCGAGAGCAGACTGATCGTAATTGCGATGAACACCAGACAATTCAGGAATCCTTTCGACGATAAAATCTCTGAACTCACGCTCACCAGCCTGTCCTTTTGTCCGACTCTTTTTACTCATTGCATCGGTAGTGCATCGATGCACCGGTGCTTATCGATGCTGCATCGATAGATACATTCGGTCCTAAAGGTATTTAGGACCGATGCACTTTCTCTGCCGGTGCCTTTTGCATCGGTAATGCATCGATAGATTTTTTTTATCGATGCAACTCTCAAAGGTCGCCCGCCCACTGCTTAACGCGAACGAATTTCCGTGGGTTTCTGTTGTCATCAAGACCCTCAACGACCGCCAACATTCCGTTCTTAATCCAGGTCTTCAGGAGCATTCGGATCTTGGCGCGTGCGCCGTCATCCTCGATGTCGATGTCCAGGGCATTCGCCACGGCAACCCCGACCCAATCCTTTGACTTAGGACTCTCCCGCCACTCACCAGACGCTACCGCCGTCTGGACTAGCCTGAGATGCACCGTGCTGAGCCCCTCGAAGGGGTCGGGCCAAGCCCACGGTGTCTGCACGCCGATGTTGTCGCCGTTCGGGATGGTTTCGCTTTCCAGCTTGTACCAGGTCGCCACTGACGACGGCGGCGTCAGATTCTCTTTGGAGTTCCCCTCTTTCGAGTACCTCCAAGCCTCATCGCCTTCGATGCCAGCGTTCCTGGCCTCATCGCCCGTCATCTTCTTGAG